TACAATTCTTGGGGGGTTTGGGATAGTTACACTATGATGTGTTGATACATCTAGTCTATGCCAAACGTTTGGGGTTATTTGATGTGATTCAATTAGTGTGTCATTCTCATAAAAACAAGTAGTTGAGTCACCGGTTTCAATTACATAATTAAATGCAACATCTCTTGTGTTATCTTTGTGCTTGGGTATGTCAGCCGTTAGATAAAATACATGCACATCGTGATCAAAATCAAATAGAGTTTTAACAAAACTTTTTAATTTTTCACTAGCTTTAAGACTATTCCACGCAGGGGTTTTTTCTGCATCAGTATTCTTTGGTTCAGTATGTCTATCAGCCAATGGTGTAGTTTTAATAGTGTTATATACATCCTCTATTAATTCTTCGGATAGCTTAGTAAGTTCTAAGTATTCTAAATTTTTCATATAAAAAGTCGCCAAAAATTCTGATTCCTAATTGGTTAGTTTTTGCTTCCGGGAATCCATGAGGTTTACTATCATCAAATATAACTGCCTTCCCGTATACCAAAGTATCTTTCAACATAGTCATTGGTTCATGTAATACTGGTGCAAGCGTTATACCAAATGAATAAGTTAAATCGTCGGGTGTAGTATCATTTGAATCTACGTGCATGGGTAAAGGACCATTAGTCCACATTGCTCTTACCATACCCAATTGCTTTTTAGGTAATAAATCAACAATTGATTTAGTATACGGAATATTCAATGAAGGGTTCCATCTCCAATCAGAATGTTTAATAGTCTTTGCTGTTTTAAAATCTGTAAAGACTTGATAATCATTCACTGTTAGAAACAATGATTTATATTGATATCCGTTATTAATTGACATTAGCCATTCTGATTCGGGAATTGCTAACAATTCTTCTTCCATTCTAGAATGATCAAAATCAAATTCAAATTCGGCAGCAAGGTAATCCATATTGTATTTATTAAGAGCCATAGAGTGACTTATAAATATCTACATGAAGCATATTGAAACTAAACTAGAAGAATTTTTAAATAAGACACTTAGTCCTGATTTGACACTAAGTGATGAAGACTTAGATACTTACAATATACGTAGAAAAGATCATAGCTATTTAAAAGGCACATTATTTGAAAAGGGTTCATTAAATTGGTCTCCAAATTTCTCAAGTGAACCTAATCGTATCTTTATCGGTGCGTACTCTAGCATTAGAAGCCAGGGATATATGCGCTCAAATATATTTATGGGCAGACATAGCGGGATAGGATATAGATGTACAATTGCGGCCGGGATGCATAATTTTTCGGGAGTAAGTATTAATTCAGATACAATTATGGCTAAAGAATCTAACTATACAGATGCTGAATTAGAACGATTAAACATATCTAAAGATAGAATTAATGTTCGTGATATGAATAATCAACCCGTAATTATAGAGAATGATGTTTACTTAGGAGATGGTATAATTGTTATGCCGGGTGTTACTATCGGTACTGGTTCAGTAGTTGCGGCTAACGCAGTAGTTACTAAAGATGTTGAGCCTTATACAATTGTAGGGGGCGTACCTGCTAAAAAGATTAGAGATAGATTTCCTGAGGATATAAAACAAGAACTACTTAAAACTCACTGGTGGAATATAAAATTAGAAGTTTTAAAAACATTACCGGTAGATAATGTTTTTAAATTCATTGAATCATGTGAGAAATTAGACGAAACTGTTTGGGATTCGATAGATACTCTTACGTATTAATCTGTAGTTTCTTCTTGAACTAACCAACCCAATTTAAATAAATCGTCACATATTTCGTCGGTCACTACACTCTCAGATACATAACCGGTAGTAATGTCAGTGGTAACAGTACCTCCCATATCAGTTGAAGTGGTTGCTATTCCAGAACAATACCAGTCTAGATAATCACCGGATTGTTTTATATCAGCAATTATGCCACCGGCATAACGCCAAGAACACCCCCAAGTTTCACCCTTAAGGATAGGCCATACATCATTGCGTATGAATTCATTATTACATAGTGCGGCATAAAGATTTTGAGCATAGGAATCGACTTTACATTTTTCAGCAATATATTCACTACTACGTAAATCATATTCTAAATTGTTTTTCATCCATCCCTCACTTTCTTCTAATCTTTCTTTATGATAGTATGCAGTTGTATACACGTTTATTAAACCCACTGCATTTTCATCATCGGGATTAACCAATAATTTATTCTGCAAGGGCAATAGTTTGTTCTTTAGGCTGTTGTGGTTTTTTCTTAACATGGTTTGCCTTTGTATAAAATACATGATTTCCAATTTGTGCAACTTTATGATATGGCCAGTTTGGTTGTATACTTAAATTATGAAAGAATAGTGTAGTTTTGGGAACAATATCTTTATATGCATCAAATGCTAAAACGTCATACGCAACTTGCTCAGCCGTTTTATATCTTGATGTATTAATCTTAGTTGAGTTTTTCTCGCAAACCCAACTAAATTGGCATAATTTTACTTTGACTATATTCTGAGTATCTTCATCTAGCTTTGTAATAATATTAGTTTGATATACAACTTTACACGGTGTGCTAGCAAAGCCATGTCTAATTCTATTTAAAACTACTCTGGCTACGGCTGCTTGCCCGTGAATACTCTCGCCATTGGCTTCATAATATATATTATCGGCTAGGCATTTCAATTGCTTTTCGTCTACTAACTTTGCTACTTGAACTGGTTCTTGTGGAACTGGTTCTGGTGTTCTTAACAATATTGCACTTGTTAGAATATATGCCGGGGCAATGACTACCATTCCGAACATAATTAATTTGGCAATAATTGCAGAGGTAATACTTTCCATAATATTTCCTTTCTGTTTATTTGTATAGCATTATACACTATACTTGAATTTTCTACAACTGCTTTGGAATTACGGTGTAAGCAGATCCCAACAATCACAATTACAATCGATAACTGATTGTACTGCATCCTTTGGACTTATTACTGAGGGTAATAATGGTGTATTCGCAATGTTGAATATGTCCAAATTATTTGGGATTAATGTAGTTTCTTGAGATCCGGCTAAACTGCCGGGTGTTATTACAGCTCCTGTAATGGCAATAACACCTACTAACGGGCCCTCGGTTACTAAAGGTAAACCTGACGGGGTTGTTGGTATGCTCCCAGATGATTTGGGTAACTTTAATGGAGTATTATCGACACTATTGTCTTGCTCCGCTCCAGTTAAACCCAAGCGATTTGCGTTTCTATTTTCACGCATTGACCCAATTAGACTTTCTCCTCCTAAGGTTAATTTATTAGAGATTGACTCTAAAACTTGAGCGGGTCCAAATTTCTCAGTTTCTAAGCTATATTGATTTAATGATCCCATAAATCCATATAAGTCTCTAACAGTCGTTGTTAAATAAGTTAAATCACCCAATGCAAGTGTTCTTGCATTTTGTTCTTTTAATAGTTTTTTACCAAATTCTTCATATAGAGTATTTAACTCTACACGTTTTTTAAAATAAATTGATCCTGGATCAAAAATATTATTTATTTCAGTATTTGCATTATCTATCCAAAGTTGAAGTTGTGAATAGTTAGTGCCTTGCAATATTGTTAATATATTATTATAGCATCCGGTTAAATTAGTAGTAGTCACTGATGCTATTAATGTTTGTAGTTTCTTCCAATCATAATGCAAATCAGTCATGCAACCAAAGAAATCGCACATTGTGTATAATCCATTTTCCCCGGTGCCTAAGCCAATAAGTGCTAACGCTGAGTTTGAAGTAGGAGTGTCACCTGGCTTACTAGTTCCATTAACATTTAAGTCATTTACATTTTCTAAATTCGTAACTACTTGACTGAATTTCTCAATCATCATTGATTTAATATTTTTAATTTGCATCATGCTTGTACCAAATGCATCACATGCATATGCAATATCAAACGGCATGACTTGATTTAATCTTTCGGAATATACAGGATTAACAAAATTGACTTGTCCAGACTCATATAACAGATAGTAAGTTTTACTATTAGTTGGGCCAGGACTAGTATTATATACCGGAATTGTTAATGTTTGGTAACTGTTCGGGAATAATTTTTTTGGATTTAATAAATCTGCTAAACTCTGTAAATCTTTAGTCTGGCAATTTAATGGAAGTAATACGTCTGCTAAGTCTTCACCTGTAATAATACAAAAGGCTGCATAAATTGACTGTTGCTCTGAAATTGAAATTGGATTATTGTTTATAATATTCTGTACTACAGTGATATCAATTCCAGAATTTAATAAAGCTAGATTAACTGATTTAGTAATTGCTTTATATTTGTTCATTGTTCTAATTAAATTAGCTGGATCACCAAATGAATCTATACTTGTTAAATCAATTGCTTTTCCACTAGCAATTAAATCTTGTCCCCAATGAAATGTGCTAAGACTTACTCCAGTAATATCACTGGTAATCAAATCATTCATATTACTATATGTACCATCCATATAAGTTAATGAATCAACAAATGCTTGTATTGGTATATTTGATTGCTTCATAGTTGAATAGCAAGTATTAAACGTATTTAAAAAATCAGAATAAGAGCCATTATTAATGTAGAATTCATTGTATGCTTGTAGCGCAAATAATCGTAACCAGCCATAACTTGCTAATTCATTTGAATAAGTTTTTGTATATGTAGATGGTTTACTATTTCCTAGAGCAGGAATGGTTGTTGAACCGATACTGATTAAATTATTATATACTGTCTGAGAAATAGCACTAGACTGTAATTTAGTCCATGCCAATCTTGTTGCTGTATTTAATGGACGCAATACAGTATCATATGCTACTGCGCCTGCTGTTATAGTGTAATTTGATAACCCGGTACTTGTCCCAATGAACCCAGCAGTCTTTGAATTTATTTGTAAACCATGACCCTGTAGTAGTTCTCCGAGGCAGTTTAAGTTAAGTGGGGTATATTTTCCGTTTGAATTCATGGTACAAATACGTCTGGACTGCCTTCAACAATACTATGACCACAACTGTTTCCAGAAGTGACTCTTAATACCGGATCACCCTCAGCAAATACTGTAGGTGATCCGTCTGTTGTTGTGGCAGCATCATGGGGCGGATGCGGCGGGCCCCATGGACTGTGTGGGGTAATAAGACTAACATGTAGTCCTACTTTTATACCATTGGCAATAACCGTTGGGGCACCGCGCACAATTGCGCCTCCCACTTGATTCTTGTCACCCACACGACTTAATTTTGGCATTATTATCCTAAAATAATCTTCTTATCAGGTAGTTTAATACCCGTTGTTGCTTCTAAATACTTATCAGCAATACTTTCTTCAGTGAATGCATAAAGCGAAACACTAGTTCTATTTATTCTAATTTCCTGCTCAATGTCTGCTGTGAACATGCTAGGAATCATCTGCATTCCTTGCTGTCCGGGAGCAATACTCACTGGGTTTGTTACTGTAATATAGTCTACATTTGTGCTAACTACTTTAGCAATTAATTCTTCCCCGCTGTTCAATTTGAACGTATAGGTTTTATCTGTTTCCATTATGCACTTTCTGTTAATTTTGTTCTGAGTTCATTAAACCCACCCACATATTCGTTATCTAAGAAAATCTGCGGTACTGTACGAGCAGTTGGAACTGCTTCTAATAATTCTTCACGTGTAAAACCGTCACCAATTTTGCGTTCTTCATAAGGGATACCCTTACTTTCTAACAATGCCTTTGCTTGGTCACAATATGTGCAATGATACTTACTCCATACAATTGCTTTCATGTTTATCTCCAGAAGAATAGTATTGCTTTTAATCTGTCAATATACTTTTGTAAGTACTTGGTTTGAAAGTCTTTTGCGTATTGTGGTTGCGGGAAGTTCCAACCCAAGAACGCGCCTACTGCTATATATAATAATGTCTCTAACATATTTTCTCCTTATTTCTTTTCTGGTAATTTAATAACACATGGGCTGTCAATCTTAACAGACGTTTCATGTACACTCTTAGACCAAGCCAATAGTTTGTCACTTAGCCAGTCTAAAAACTGTACTCTTAAACATCTTTGTTTTTGTTCAATCTGTTGAAACTTTTGCATAACATTGCTAATGTTACGATAGTCTTCGGAGCTTCGCACTACCTCTCTAGCTTTAGAGTCTGAGATTGGCTCTGCAAAGTTTTTAGCTTTTTTATAATCTTTAATCCAAACTTGTTCTTTCATTTTATAACCTTATAAAACTGGTAATTCGTCATACTCAACTACATCTGACATAACGCCAATAACATAGTTAGTTGATTCTGTTTCTTGTAAAGCACTTTGTTTTTTGTTGATATTCACATGCTTATTGAACCACGGAATAGGACTATTCTTTGGGTGATTCTCATTATATTTAATGCCGATATCTTTCAGCCTATTAAAAGCTGTATAGTCTACAAAGTCTTTAAGAATCTCTGCGTTTAATCCAATGACAACACCTTTACTGAATAGGTATTCTGCCCATTCTTTTTCTTCACGGATAACGTCCATATATAAATCATAGACTTCACGTTCACATTCTTGTTTAGCTGTTACAAATCTAGGGTCATCTTTAACTACGTTATTGATTAACCAAGCTGTCCATTCTGTGTGCAACAATTCGTCTTGCAGGATCAAGGAGATAATGTTTCCGTTACCAATGTAAATCTTGTTCTCTACCATAGCAAGACTTGTTGCAAATGATACCATGAAACGCAATGCTTCTAATGCATAGCTTGCATGTAGTGCCATCCATATTGCTTTGATATGTGCATCGTCGGAAACTAATTGAAATCCCAATTCTTTCTTGCAATTCATATTATGCAGTTCATCATAATACTTGCCTACACTGCTAGACATTTCTACGATTTCTTTTGTATCATGTATCTTGTTGAATTCTTCTTTGGGTACACCATATACATTGCGAATAATATGACTGTATGATTTACTGTGAATGTTAGTTTCAAAGAAACTCCAATTACTTACTAATGCTTCAAGTTCTGGAATTGAGATAACTGGACTAAAAACTTGTGACGGCGCACGACCCTGAATGGAGTCCAAAGCAGTCTGGCGCAACAAATTGCTAGTAAAAATATGCTTAATTGCATCTGATGAATCCTTATGGTCTATCTTATCTTTTGTTAAAGATATTTCTTCTGGTACCCAAAAGAAACCACGTGCTGTTTCTTCATACTTAGCTAGTCTTGGATACTTAACTTCTTCAAATCGTTGTACTGTTACAGGACCTTCTGGATCTAAAAACATTGTACGTTTTAGATAATTGGTTTGTTTACTTAAATTATATTGTTCTTTACTCATAATATTCAATCATTAATCCACCTTCTTCATCTATTCTGACGGTGGCTACATCTTCTCTTGTTAATGCCATGATTACCATGGGCTTATCTTCATCATCTATTTTAATCGGGTCAATCTTGTAATAAGTGAATAGCAAGTTTAGCTTTTCGTCATTGGTTAACTCAAACGGAAATTCTTTCACAGTACACAACTTTCACAATATTCTTCATCTTCAATAATATCTTGCTTAACGAATGGGATAATATTATCTTCTTGCAATGCGGCTTTGCTGCCTACCTTGTTAATTAAACTATAATAGATAGTTTTGATACCCCATTTGTATGCAAGCATTAGGTTCTTAGCAATTAATGTGCCTGGTACTTTGCCTTCAGCAAAGTATGCAGGATTGTAGAAAGTATTAGTACTTAGACTTTGGTCAATGTATACTGCTAACACTGCTGAAGTTTTCAAATACTCTATGCAATC